TGCTAAAGAGTATAACTATCCACGCAAACGCAGTTTTTATCCCCCCCTCTTGAATTAATTAATATGTCAGCGCTAGTAACTCAATCAATCCTCACATCAATTTGGCTATGATGAACACCCAAGCGGTAACTTCTTATTTAACTTTGCCTATGTTGGGGGAACGTTTAGAACTTGCTTCCATTGACATCACATAGGGCTACCGCTTTGCCTAATTCATTACTTGCGCCTTATTCAGTACGGTTTTCATATACTCACTTTCTAAGACATCAGACAAGCCTTAGACGTATTCAATTTTTATATATATTATTATAACACATGCTTTTTTAAAATCAAGCAAAAAAATCAGGGTCAAAAATAGAAGAATGGCTCAAGCGTGGGAATAGTCAGGAATATATTATTTTTTGGTTACAAATTATTTAATAAAATTGTAAACTATCTAAATCTTTTGTTGGTATGATAAAAGTAAAACTAAAAAAACAGTATGCTATAATAATACCATAATCAATGAGGGAGGTAAAAGCATGGCAGAAAAAAACATCTATTTTGTTAATGATGAAGTAGAACTAAAACAAGTGTTAGAATTTATTTCTAAAACTGACTACGGTGTCAACGTTGACAAAAGTCAAGAAGATGTTTACGCAGTCGTGACTTCTTATAGCCTACCCATTTAAGAGGATAGAAATGAAGAAAATTTTAGCTATTGATTTTAGTACCGCTAGCAAGAAAGACGAGGGTACAGGGTACGCTTTTAGAAAAGACGGTCAATTGTTTGTCGGTTCTATTAAAGCATATAACGCAAAAAAGAACGCTTGGGAACGTACTTTTGACATTGTAAACGCAATTAAAGATATTATTGATGAGTTTGACTTGAAAGATTATCATCTAGCCATTGAAACACCTATCATGGGTAGAAACAGAAAGCACAGTATTACGCTTGCTAATTGTAACGGTTATTTTATCGGTGCTATTGACGGTTTAGTAAATGGCTATACTTTTATTGATAACTCTAAATGGTGTAGCTATCATCTTATTTCAGGCAAACGAGAACAACGCAAAGAAGAAAGTCTTGAGCTTTTAAAAGCAACAGGCTTGGTTGATTCTGATTGCAAAGATGACAACATGGCTGACGCTTATAACATCTTGATATATTGTGAACACTTGGGTTAATTGTTCCCTTATAAAAAACAATAATCAAAAATGGAGGTGGTAATATCAAAATATCTCAAAACGGTTTGAACTTGATTAAAGAGTTCGAGGGTTGCCGATTGACTGCTTATAAACCAGTACCGTGGGAACAAATGTACACTATCGGTTGGGGACATTATGGAGTAACGGAAGGTACAACTTGGACACAAGCTCAAGCAGATAGTCAGCTAGAAATTGATTTGAATAACAAGTATGCACCTATGGTTGACGCTTATGTAAAAGGCAAAGCAAATCAAAATGAGTTTGACGCCTTAGTGTCATTGGCTTATAATTGCGGTAATGTTTTCGTTGCTGACGGTTGGGCAGGGTTCAGTCATGCTTATTGTGCTTCAATGATTCCGAAGTATCGTAATGCAGGCGGTCAAGTCTTACAAGGTTTAGTACGACGCAGACAGGCAGAACTTGACTTATTTAATAAGCCAGTATCAAGTAATTCAAACCAAAATAATCAAACAGGAGGAATGATTAAAATGTACCTTATTAAAGGATTAGACAACAGCGGTAAAGAAAAACATTGGTATGTTTCTGACGGTGTAAGTGTTCGCCATATTCGTACAACACGCATGTTGGAAAACTACCAAAACAAATGGGCTAAACTTAATTTGCCAGTTGATACAATGTTTATTGGAGAAATCGAAAAAGAGTTTGGTCGCAAAATTGACATGGCTTCAGGAGAAGTAAAATAGGAGGAATAGATGAGCTTATTTAATCTCTCACGCAGAGCGGAAGATGTGAGCTTTTCAACTTTCACAGTTCAAGACCCTACAACTGATTTGTTACTAGGTAAGTTATTGGGCTTAGTTTCCTATTTTGATAATGTTGATTATTCAGAAGCGTCCAAACTTGAGGACTTATTCTTTTGGGCTTTACAAGGTCAAGAAGTATATCGTGTTTGGTATGGTGGTTTCAAGTATTATGCTCAAAGAGTGAATGCTGACCAGTTTAATATTTTAGTTAGAGAACCAAATCGCAGACAGGTCACTATTAGAACAAACGACTATGAAATGTTATTAAACCCTTTCTATGGTGCTAACCCTCAACGGTTTGGGGTAATGTTTGGAATGGCTAGTAATGGAATTGGTAGACGTCTTGATTCTCAAGCTCAAATCAAAATTTATTGGAAAACTAAAGTTTCTAGTGGTCTTAAAGAAGTTTGGGACAGAATTAGAGAACGTCTGACACAACAACAACAACTTGCCAGAGAATTTAATGGTGTATCAGTTATTGGTTCAGATGACGACATCAAACAGATTCAGCCAGATTATAGCGGTTCACTACAAAATGACGCAAACCTTGCAATTGAAATTGCTTTGAGTGAGTACGGAATGCCAAGAGAATTGCTTTACGGACAAAGTAATGAAGTTACTATTATCGCTTTCGCAATTCAAAAAGTGTTACCACTATTAAAACAACACGATAAGAACATAATTTTCAATCAAGAGAATTTTGTGGCTTACATATCAACAACAGCAAAAGGGGGAAATATTGAAAGTAAAAGCAGTTCGAGGGATAGCGAACCCGTTGGGAACAATTGATTCACACGGTACGGTCATTGAATCTATTGCTAACGCAGGGGACGGAGTAGATATCCTAAACCGCCATAGGGAAAAGATTGGGTCAGGGTTTGTTCATCTTGAGGAGAACAATGTAATCTTGACAGGTTATGTTGATGAAGAACAATACACAGCCGAAAAAATCGAAGAAACTGGGCTATCAGTTGGCTTTAATGCTAACGGTATGAAAGCTCGTGAAATTGATGGAGTAGGCTATTATAAAGACGTTACCATTACAGAGGTGTCACTAACTCCGTTACCAAGCAATAAAGGTGCTAAAGTGACAAAAGTAAGAGAAGAAGAAAAAGGAGAACAAAAACAAATGGGTGCAAACGAAACACAAGAAATTATGAAGCAAGCTATTGAAGCTGGTGTAAAAGTTCGAGAACTTGAAGCTAAAGTTACAGAGCTTAACAAAGAACGTGAAGAACTTAAAAAGGAACGTGAAGCGGGTATTCCTAGCGAAAAACCTCAAGAAGCAGAAATTAAATTTATGCGTGAACTTGGTAGCAAAATGGCTGAAATGCCTGAACAAGGTTTCTTGCGTGAATTTGCTAATGGTGCAGCTTTGAATGTCGTCAACTCTCTTGGGTCTATCACTTCAAAATATGCTAAAAAGTCAGGTATCTATGACGGCGCTATGAAAGCACGCTTCCAAGGTTTGACACTTGCAGAAGATGGTGTAGATGATACTTTCATCGAGGGTACTTTTAAAGCAGGTACAGATAAAAATAAAGCTCAAACAGCTTCTAAACGCTCACTACGTCCACAAATGGCTGAAGCATACTTACAAATGGATAAAGCAACCGTACGCGGTGTAAATGATTCAGGTGCGTTATCTGAATATGTAATGTCAGACATGGTTAATCGTGTTATCCAAAAAGTGGAATACAATATGATTCTTGGTTCTGCTGACGGTTCTAATGGTTTCTATGGTTTGAAAACTGCCACAGACGGTTGGACAAAACAAATTGAGTACACAGACTTATTCGAGGGTATTACTGACGCAGTTGCTGAATGCTCAATTTCTGACGCAATCACAATTGTTATGAGCCCACAAACTTTTGCAGAGTTGCGTAAAACTAAAGGAACAGACGGTCACTCTCGTTTCAACGAGTTGGCAACAAAAGCACAAATTGCTCAATCGTTTGGGGCGGTTAATCTTGAAACACGTGTCTGGATGCCTAAAGACGAAGTAGCGGTTTACAATCATGATGAATACGTGCTTATCGGAGATTTGAACATGGAAAACTACAACGACTTTGACCTCCGTTATAATGTTGAACAATGGTTGTCTGAAACTCTTGTGGGTGGTTCTATCCGTGGTAAAAACCGTTCAGCATACCTAAAAAAAAAAGGGTAGTTTAGGTGTCTAAATAAGAAAGGTGGTAAATAATGGCTGAATTTAATATCACAGACCGTTACGCTCAACAAATTAAGAATGTGACTAATACAACTAATGTAGGAGGGTTAGGAGATTCTTTCCCTCTCTTGTCACGTATTCCTAAAGTTGGGGGAGGTTTATTGCAGTCGGTTGGTTTAAAAGGCTTTCCTGAAGCTAAAGAACAAGGGGAAACTGATAGCGTGTTAGACATAGACGAAACAAGTTATAAAACTCTAACGCCTCGTGGTTTTGGTTTTGGTATCAACTTAGCTGACGCAGGAAACTTGACTGCTGACGGTATTCAAAACGCTTTGCAAATTGTACGAGACGCTTTGTTTCAAACAATCGAAAGCCATTTAATATGGGGCGGAGTTCATAGTTCAATCGCTTCAAGTTCAATTGTTGGGGCTGTTAAACAGAAAGCAAGCGGTAATAAATTTTCACAGTCAGGCGACGATGTTCTTTTTGTAAAAGAAAATGATTTCACGCCAGTTGTGGACGGAGTAACAAAAGTAGAAACATTGAGTTTTAAACACTATAACAACAGTTCAGGCAACACTTTTGACAAGGTGCTTATCAACCCTTATAATGGAATTCTAGTGGGGGACTTAACACCGCAGTTTAAAATAACGAAAGATGTTCGTTATAACAAAGTACAAATTTATGGTACTGTTTGCGTTTGTGGTGGCTTCTTTAAAACTGGTAGTATTAAAACTTGGGAAACAGTAGTAGGAGGATAAAAATAAATGGCATATACATCAAAAAATGAATTAACCCACGGTCTAGGGTATGGGGTTGTCTTCACAGGCCCTACAGGGTTAACCGCAGGTATTCCGATTGCAGGGTTACGCGGTATTGAAACAGAGAACAACCAAGAAAACACAAATTTCTATGCAGGGTTTAACGCGCCTTATCGTACAATCGCAGGTGCTAAAGCTACACAAATTACTGTTAAGTCTTATGACTTGCCAGACGCTTTTGCAACTCACGCTTTAGGGTTTGGAAGTGTTTCAGGGTTCTTGACTGACGACGTAGCTAATTACAAGCCTTATGGTTTCGCTTATGCTGAACGTTATCGTGACGACGACGGAACAGGATATAAAGCGACATTCTACCCAAGTGTTCAGGCTACAACACCAAGTGACACAGCGGAAGCGGACGAAGAAAGTCCAACAGGTAAAGAATACGAACACACAGCGACGGTTACAACTGGAGATTTTACATTAGGAGGCAAAAAACGCCTGTTCGTAAAATTCAAAGTGTCTGATAAAGACTTGGCAACTGGTACAAGTGGACCAGCCTTAGCCTTTAAAAAGTTGTTCAACGAACTCAAACCGCTCACAGCTACTGACATCAAGGCGTAATTTTTAAGAGTGGAGGGCTTGGAATTAATAGTTCCCACTCTTTTATTTTAATTTATAAGGAGATACACAAATGAAGAAAGAAGATTTTAAATTTGACTTTAAAGCATTAGAACGTATGGAAGATAACGGAATTTACTTTGGAGATTTGAACGAACGAGATTATCACAGTTTGGCATTGTTCTTTTGGGCTTGTTCGCCAAAGTATACACTAGATGAAATTCTAGGGGCTTTAATTGGTGGACTTTTACCTGTTACGGTTGCTGAACTTATGGAACAATTGGTAGACGAAACAAAAAAAGCGATAGCACTAGCAAAGAAGAAATAAGGGAAGACGCAAGAATTACAACACTTGCAATTGTTAGTGCTATGACGGCTTTTAGAGTTCCCTATGAAGTATATAGCCATAGACCTTTAGCGTGGACACTCAAATTAATTTCAATGTTAACACCTAAAGAGAAGAAGAAAACAACCGCAGAGGAATTAAAAAACGCGGAGCATGTGGAGGTAGAACTATGGCAACCACCAACAAAGTCACAGGACTAGAAAAATTCACAGAGAAACAACTTAAAAAAGTTTGGTTAGGAATGGTTGATAGTTTCAACTCTAATCAGAATACAATCAAGCGGAGTTATAAAAGTTCATTGGGTGGAAATTTCTCACGTTATCCTGTTAAGTTTGATACTAAGAAAATTAATAAGCAAGTAACACGTTCATACGGTTCACTAAAAAGCGGAAACATTGGTATCATCAACGGTTTTAAAGCTAAAGATGAAAGTTGGAGAATGCTCAATGTCTTATTACATGACCGTAGCTTGCACCAACGTTATGGACGAACGCTAGTAAGAGCCACCCACGAAATGGACGATAAAACTAAAAATATTAAGCGTAAGTTAAGGAGTATAACAAACGATGGCTAAAGAAAAATATGTCATTCAGGCAGAACTGGATACTAAAGGCGTTCTAAGTAGTGCTAGGGAAGCACAAAGAGAAATTAATAATATTGGTCGCCTAGCTAAAGAAACGAGCAAGAACGCTCAAATAACAGGTTCTGTGACTATGAAAGATAAAGGTATTAAAGAAACACAGAGAGCTTTAAACCTTGCTAAACAGAATGTAGATAATTTAACAAAAGCACTTGCAAACGCTAAGATGTCAGGAGCTACACAAAAACAAGTGCAGGCATTGGAAAGCCAGTTAGTCAAAGCACAAACGCAAGCGACAAGATTAAGCACAGAACTTTCAAAGATTGGTTCGAATAAGAAGTTCAGCTTTTCAGGTGCGTTTGATAGTGTCAAAAGTTATGGTTCTAACATGCTTTCAACTTTTTCAAAAATTGGGAACGTAGTGAGCGGAGTTAATGCAGGTATTGGGCTTGTTACTGGTGCAGTTTCGCAAGCTACTGATTTAGTCGGTGGTTTTGCTAACAACTTGATGACTACTTATGACCGTCAAATTCAAGCACAAAAGAGCTTATCAGCTACTTTGTCAGACGGTGCAGAGGGTTACAAACGTTTCAATTCATATATTGATTCAGGTAGTGAACTTCTAAAATCACAACGCAATGACCTGAACGAGCTAGGGTCTACCATTTCAGGTTATACTAGTTTAACAGGCGACCAAGCATTTAAAATTGTTAATTCAATTAATGCCGTAGGGGACAGTCTAGGGCTATCAATGGACACACAAAAGCAATTTTCTTATGGTTTGGCTCAAGCATTAGGTTCAGGAGTTTTGCACGCTCAAGATTTCAACCAAATCATGCAGTCAGCTTTGGGTGCACAGTTCCGTGATATGTTGATTCAAGCATATAACGAAATTAACCATACTAGCATAGGTATGGGAGAGTTCAAGAAAGCTATGGAAGATGGGGCTGTCGGTACAGATGTAATGAACCGTGCCATGGAATTGTTCCAACAAAAAGGTAACGAACTAGTTGCTTCGGGTCCTAGCACGTGGGGTCAAATTCGTGAAATGATTTCTAACGGTTTCAATACATCGGCTTTGGACGGTTTCCGTAAAGGCTTAGGCGATACAGGCATTGACATGGGCAACTTAGGAAACAACGCTACAACAATGGCAAGTACTATCGGTAGTCAGTTAGGTCAAATGGCAGGTAAAGCAGTTGGGGCATTAACACAAATCATTGACAAGAACCATGACGGTAAAGTGTCACAAGATGAAATGAAAGACGCAGTCAATAAAGCTAAAGACGCAGTTGATAACTTCTTCAACAAAATCAATTACGCTTCTATCAGTAGTTTCTTAGGTAAAGTTGGTTCAGCCGTTAGTTCATTAATAGACTTATATAATTGGGCAAATAATGCTTATAGTGCTGTTCAAAATGCATTGAACCTTTCACGTAATGTTGGAGGTAATACAGGTTTACTTGGTCAGGCTTTAGGGTTCAGAAAGAACAGTACATGGGGAGACGCTTTTAGCGACTTTCATTGGTTAAGAAGTAATATTGACCCTCTTGGAATTAAAGAACCTACTTCACTAGGTCAAAAAATTCTAGGTTCAAGAAACGGTCAACTGCCATTGGACTTACAATTTTTCGCAGGCGGTAGGGAAGCAATCAGTAGAGCTGTTAATGCGGTCCAACCTTATGCACAAGCAACCAAAGGAACAACAGCAACATCTAGCATTGGAACACAAGACAACTCACAGCAAGATATCAAAATCTACGTACAATCTAGTGCGGACGGTCGTAGAATTGCGAACGAAATTTATAACAAACTAGAAAGAAATGGGGTAAAACTAAACAAGCGTTGATTTATACTAAAAGTAAATTATACAATAACCCTAGGTGGATAAAAAAGGCACGTTATGAAAAGAACAGGGTAGGTCATTGTGAAAAATGTTGGAGTACGGAACATTTAATTTGCCATCATGTTATCCCACTACAATGGAACAATGACATGTTAGAGGTAAACGACTTTGACAAAGAAGTGATAAATGTACCTACCGAAGTTCTTTGTCATAAATGCCACCAAGGAATGGAACGAAGTGGCGATTTGATTGATTATGCTAGAATTATAGCGGAGGGCTTAATGTAAGGAGATATAAAAAATGAGTTTAATTCAAGACTGGATAGGACAAGAGAAAGATAATGGCGAAATGATTAAGCTACTAAAGAAAAAAGTGGCTAAAATCGAGCATGAAATAGACTACAACAAGGCAGAAAAGATTTTCAACTTCATTGAGGAGTTTATGACTTTGCCTAATAACGAACGTTTTGAAATCATACCATATCATAAGGCTGTACTTACTTTAAAGTATTGCATACCTTATCAAATTGATGAGATTGTTGTTATTGTAGGACGTTCAAACGCCAAATCTATTCTTGATGTTATGATAGCTTTAATTGAACTCTTTTTGTTTCCTAAGCCTAATAGTGTTATAGCTTTAATGGCTACCAAAAAAGACCAAGCAGAAAAAATCTTGATGAAGCATTTTAGAGCTATGGGAAACTGTCAAGGTACTGTCATTAATAAGTTCAAAAATCAGTTTAAGTTAAATAAGGAACAAATACTTGTAAAAGATAACTCAATTCTAAAAAGCAAAGGTACAGAGATTTCTATCTATGCTAGTAACGAGGACACTCTAGACGGTGGACGTGAACAACTTGTTATCATAGATGAGTTCGGTGCATTTAAAAAGAACCCTCTTATCACTATTAGGCAGGGGCTAAGAAAAAATAAGGGGACGCTTTTTATATCTACCACAAACAACGTTATACGTGGCGGTGCTTATGATGATGAATTGGATAGTTGGAAAGAATGGGTAAAAGATGATGATTTCAGCCATTGGGTATTCTATTATGCTTTAGACGATTACGAAGAAGTGAAAGACAGTTCTAAATACATTAAGGCTAACCCTGCTTTAGGCTACACTTTAACACTTGAGGACATTCAAAAGGACTTTATAGGAGCAATCGGTAACCCTGTAAAAATGGCTAAAATTATCACTAAACGGTTTAATTTGTCAATGACTGACAGCACTACTATTTTCACAAAACAAATAGTAGATAAGTGCCTAGTGCCACCATTAGACTTTGAGGGTCGTTTAGTTGCTATTGGTTCAGACTTTTCAGTACGTGGCGATGTTTGGGGTACTGTGATAGGGTACAGAGAAAACGGACACTATTATTTCAAAGCTATTCCTATCATGCCGGAAAGTGCAGAAGATAAATTTAAACACTTAGGGGAAACAATAACACACGAGGGCGTGAATAACATGTCTGACGAAGCGTGGGACGCTTTTATGAGTGCTATGAATGGTAGTGTTCCAATTGCGTTGAATTATGACCCTAACTATGCCAGAAATTTCATTGATAAATTTGAACAGACTTATGACATTGAATTTTATAACAAAGTAATGCAGAACAGTTTTAAGCTATCTAATACCCTAGAAGCCACACAGAAGCTCATGGAGGAGGGGAAAATACATTTTGATAGTAAATTACTAGCTGTGCATTTAATGAACGCAGAAACGAAAATAAACGATTTTGGTCTTATGCGTATTATCAAAAAGGGCTATACAGATAAGATTGATTTGGCTGACGCTTTAATTAACTTGATGTGGTGGTTCTTAGAAAGCGAAGAAAGTGAGGATTATTTCATTTAATGGCTATGACAGAAGAAGAAAATAAAAAAATGCTAGAAGCTTTAAAAACCCTAGCTTTTGGAGGAAAAGAAACAAAGACAGTTATCCAATATAAAAACAACCCTAACGGACGTAAGACAGAAACAGGGCGAACAGTTACCGAAGTCAATAAACTGCCAGACCGTTCAGCATTGTTAAAATTAATGGAGATTGAGGGCGTTTATATTGACGCAAATGTCAAACTTAAACAACAAAAAGTGGACGAAGTAAGCACAGAAAAAGAACTAGTAGACTTAGTGGAGGGCTTAGCAATAGAATGACTATTTTTAAAGCATATTGTTGGAATTCTAACACAGGTAGAGATTTCACGATTAAAAAACCTAATTGGAATATTGTACAGCGTTGTTCTTTAAAGAATATCGAAACAATTGCGTTGTTGCCACAACATATCTATCTATTAGACGGAACGACAGGTTCAGAAACAAGCAAGCGTTGGCAAAGAAAAAAATGTCCTGATGACTGGAATAGACCATATAGTTTTGGTTCTGTTATTACTAAACCACAGGGAGAAAACAAAATAAGCGGTATCGCTTTTTGTACAGATTATGAAAGAAAGCAATACCCTAGTTTATACCCTAACTTTATAACACCTAACCTCACACGAGGGCAAAAATATGGCTTATCAGGCACTTTGTACAATTCTGGTATAAATGTACTAGAGGTGAGCTTAAAACTCCTATACGGTACTAAAAATGAGCTTGTGGCCACATATCAAGTTCAACCTAATCAATACTTAGATGTAAAAGAAATTTACACGCTACCTAGTACAGAAACGGTTGAAAAATTTGGTATAGCTTTTGAGGTTGCTCAAACAAGCGATTTTATACAATTTGAAGTGTATTTGCCTAAAATTGAACAAGGTGGGGAAGTTACTCCTTTTGTCGAGGATAGAGATGAATTTTATAGCTATCGAAAAACTAACACAGATGACGGAACACCGCCATTTTCAGGGACTTATGAGGGGATAGCACCACAAAGTACCGATTATAAAGATTATACTTGGGCAGGTTCTAAAACTGATAAAGAACTCTTTTACTTAGAAGAAAGGGGAATTTGTAAACAAGACGCCGTTTGGTGCTATAGTCGTCCATTAGGTCAGCGGGTGTTGATTGGAATTGATTCAGATACTTATGACACCGAAGCGGGTAGAACACTCAAATTTCACGTTTTGAATGGAAACAAAGGCATATTTGATTTGACTGGTAACGTCATTTATCCTGAACAGTTCACAGACTATCGTCAATTTTTTGATAATGACACAAAGGCTTGGGTAGATAACCAAGAACCGTTATACGTGACTGACGCAAATACAGCAATTGATTGTACTTTCGGAGAAATGGCAAGTAACATCATAGAAGGTTACCTTTACCAACAAGCGGATAAACGTTACAAGGTAGATGAATTACTTCGTTCGGCAATGGCTAACACAGGCTACAACATGGGTTCTTATTGGTCTGATTGGAACTTTGATAGCTACGTGACTGAAATGCGTGCAACTTATAACATTGAAAATTGTAGAGTTAGTGAAAAAACAAATTATAGTTCTATGAATGAATGGACTGGAAGCGTGTCTTTTCCTACTGGTGTCGTTTTAGCACCTTATAAGCCTAAACTAAGCGAAACGGACACTAAAAAACTCAAAGGGGTTTCAAGTGCCACAAGTATTTGGGCTACTGGTGCATTAAGAACAGAGCGGAGTGTAGAAGATTGGTTCAGAGAATACGAAAATTCGAGAACAAGACCCGTACCAACGCAAATTCTTTTTGCTAACTATAACACTAAAAAAGCATGGTTATTCCAACAACAAAGCAACGGAACGTGGAGCAAAAGCGGAGAGTTTACCATTCCGGGAAGTGCTACGGCTTTAGCTAGTGTTTGGGGTATTATACCAAAAAATGGAGAATTGAAAGGTAATGTTATCATGACAGATAAAAATTATGCTGATTTTCCTACAAACGCTAGACCAATAACACTAGGAGTAGAAGAATTGTTTCCAGTTATCAAGTATAACGAAGTTAAGTTTAACCCTCAAATGTATGCGACTGCTTACAATACTAAATTATTTTGGTGGGGGCAAAAAGCGAATGTAAGTAATTTGACTTATGGGGAATGCGGAATTCGTTCAGTTGACTTCATGACTGGCTTATGCACAATAGAAAGGGTTTATAAATGATTTCATGGTTAAATTTTGAGGAGTTGCTAATTCACAACCCTATCGAGTTGATTAATTTTAGCAAGAGTAATATACAGGTAGCATTGAGCAAAAAACAGTATATTGACTTCTTTAGTAATAAAGCTGTTTATATGGGCTTATATTATGATGAAGCAATGGACTTTTGTGTTATGTTTTATGCTGATCCTTTGCAAAGTTCCAAGAGTGGCGAAATGTACGCTCAAGGGTATATAGACGTAGACATGAAAATATATAGGGTTAAAGTGTTAAGTAACGTTTTTATCAGTCGTTTTAATTCTAATTCAAGCGTTAATTTGCCTAAATGGAACGTCACAAAGACAGGAATGCTAGTAAGTCCACAAACTAAACAGATTACAATGGTTCAAGCAGGGTCGTTGATGAGGTGCGAAATTAATAATAATATTATAGGTTGGACAGACGGAACAACACGATTAGAATATAGCGGTCAAGATTTTATAATTGACGGTTATGGAATGAGAGGGCTACACAATGGATAGTACAATAAACGGTAAGAAAGTACATATAAATAACCCATTAGACCTGATAGGGTTAGGACGTAGGGAAATCGAGTTTAATATCCCTAAAGCTGATTATTGGGAAATGTTCAAAGAAACTATGCAAGTACCTACAATGAAACGTGGAGGGTACAAAAACTTGCTTAAAGGTGGTTGGGTATTTGTTGACCCTTTTAATCAGGGCAAAGATTTATGGACTGAAGATTACTTTACAAAAGCAGGTGGAACTGAGCCGTGTTGGACAGGCTTTGGCAGTAGCGGATATATTTTTGATTATGGTACTTATGAAAGTGGGTATTATGGTTTTAAGTGTCCTAGCGATAAAAACTTAGAAGATTATACAAAATATAATCAATTGAATGTTTTAAAGCCTAACACTACTTACACTTGGCAATGGGACATGAAGCGTACAACACCTTCTATAAAAGGAGATATGGAAACTTTAATAGGTACAAGTGCAAACACTATTATTGACTTAACTAAACCTGTTTACGTTAATGGAGAATCGTATCAACAAGCAGAAAATAGTGCTGACGGTTTCGTTAGTTGGAATAGAAGAATAGGTAGCGAAGATACACTTTGGCACAAATGTGTTTTCGTATTCACTACTAAATCAACTTTACCAAATGCAGGTTCACGCTCCTTACGTTGGAGAGCTAAAAAAGATAGTTTTTGGAAAGTGAAAAATATCATGATGTTCGAGGGTTCTGAACTATTGGGGACTGAATTCAGATTACATGAACAAGAATATTATGATTGGACTTTCTACGAGGGTAGACAAGGAATGCGTGAAGTTTCCGCTAACTTTGGTTTTTATTACAGCGAAGATTATGCCTTTTGTTCGGCTTTTAAAGTTAATATACATAAAGGGTTTGAAACGAGAGGTTTTAACCCAGTTACACAAGAATTTGAATGTAAAGCAGAAGTTGAAAACTTTGCTCAAATTGTCAACCCTACAATTAAATACTATCAGGACATTAAGCAAATACCTGATAATGTGAATTGGAATAATACTATCATATACAACCCTAAACCGAACGGAATAGACTACTTACAATGTAAAGCTAAAGGGAACTATATGAGCTTATACAAAGTCAGAGATGATAATTACAGTTCATACGTTCCTAAACGTTGGCAAGCTACATTTTTTGATTCAGTTCCTAGCAGTAAATGGTTATATGGTGGCTACTGTTATACTGGTACACTACAAACGTACGAGATAGAAAACTAATAATAAAGGAAAAAGAAAGATAATGATTGAAACATTGAGAGCGATTGGTTTAGTTGTATTTATGCAGGTGCTTAGTTTGGCACTAGAGTTCATTGATACTGGTACATTAAAACCAAGTGTTAGAAAAAGAATAGCAGTAGAGTTAATTGTCCTATCTGTTTATGTGTCAGGTATGACTGTGTTCAAAGGTATGATTAGTGATGAACTAATAACACTCATTGGAACTGTATACTTAACAGTAGTAGTTAGTCATCTGTATAAGTTCTTAACTAATAAGAAAGAAGAAATAGAGGGAGGAGATAAAGAAGAATAGTATAGTAGTAGTATAGTAGTAGTGATGTATATAATATCTGTCTCTTATACACATCTCCGAGCCCACGAGACTAGCGCTCATCT